ATCAATATTTAATTCCAAATGAAAATGGAAAAGGTTTAGCTTTTGAAAGTAATCATATAACACCAAATTTTAAAAAACAAGTAATAAATATTGAAACAGGTGAAATATTTGAATCTTTAAAAGATGCAGCTATTTCATTAAATATGAAAAGATCTACATTAAATGCTCAATTATTAGGTCAAAATAAAAATTCAACAAATTTAATATATTTATAATAATGATAAATAAAAAAAACTATAAATTATATCGCCCTTTAATACTAAGTAGGCATGGAACTCACTCAATTTTAAGAGCTAAAAATCAAACATTACCATTATTACCATTTAAATCTGTAATAAGACTTGGATCGTCAACAGAATCTGATGGTAGATTGGAAATTAATACAGTTGAAGCAGTTAAAAACTCTGCTTCTAAACTGTTAATGAAACAGAAATTTATTGAAGCTGGAGTTAAAACTGCTGATTGGTGGGTTTATAAAGAAGGTCAAAATATCTTTGTAAAACACAATATAGGTGATCAAGGTCGTTGTATAAATGATTTACCTTATCCAATTGTAGCTAAATCTCATTTTGGAAGTCGTGGAATAGGTAATACTAAATTTAATACTAAAGAAGAATTAGAAGCTTGGATACCAGGTAAGAATCTTAATAATTATATATTTGAACAGTTTGTTAAAATGACTAGAGAATATAGATTACATGTAACTAAATTTGGAATTAAATATTGATATTGTGTATTATTCTTTTTACGTCCAGATAATTTATTATTAAAAGATTTTCTATTAATTTTTAATATTAATGCTAATTCTGCAGCAGAATTATATATTTCATTTGTTAAAGTATCTATAACTTTTTTAGCAGTTTTAGATCCTTTACTTATTTTTAAAACATGTTCTTCAGATAATTTTTTACCTGTATGGGCTTTAGATAGTTTTTCCCTAGTTTCTAAAGATATAACTTTACCTTTATGAACTACAGATCTTTTTAATCGAGATTCTTCAGTCATTACATAAGGTTTTTCTTCAGTTCCTACTAAAACACAATTCAAACCTTTCTTAGAAGTTACATCATAATAATCTTGCCATTTTCTTTCAAAAATATTTAATTCTTCGAATAAACATTCTTCTATAAATTCTATTATGTGATTTTCAGCACCATATTTAACAAAAGAATTATATAACCTTCGTTGTTTAACAACTTTATCTAAACTTTTGTAATTTGAACATCTACCTTTAAAATCTCTACTTTGACCAATATAAATTCTTCCACTAGGTGAAGTTATTTTATAAATTCCTATTATCTTCATATATATTTGTATTTCTACAAATATAACGAATTTTTATGACAATAGCAAATTTATTTTAATAAACAATTTATATTTTTTTAATTTATTCATATTATTTTATTAATTTTATTGCTTTATATAAACAAATTTCCAATACTTTTTCATAAGTTTTACAATTTTCAGCATCATCTCTTATAGATTTATCATTGTATTCATAAAGAGCGTCGTCGTATATAATTAACCCATTATATAGATTATCATCGTAAATTTTCACTTCAATATGAATATCGTGTGTTTCTCGTAACCATTTTTGTAATTCTGACATCCATAATAAAATGCAAATTTCATTTATCATTACATTTTTACCACCTAATAAATAATCATTTGTAAATTTAGTAGTAACTGTATGTGTTGTAAAACCTTTTTCTTTAGCTAATTTAGCTAATTTAAATAATCTTAAATTAATTTTCATTATTCATCATTTAAAGTTAGTAAATGTTTTATTAATCTAATACTAAACTTATCCCTTTTATCTTCTGGATGCCACTGAACTGTGTATGCAGGATAATTTGGAAAATAAGATAATGCTTCAATACAACCTTCTTCCCAATGTTCTTTTTCTTTACCATTATACCTACCAATTACTGTTGCATTTTCAGGACAATCTTGAACTACTTGATGATGTCTACTATTTACATCAAAATTTAAATCATTATAATCATACATCGTAGGGATTGTATGTTTAATAAAGTCATAAGTTTCAACTTTATGCATTGTTTTAGCACCATCGTGAGATGGATTCGTTTCATGAGACATGTGTTGTTTTAATTTAGCTCCGAAGTAAACAGCTAAACTTTGGTGACCTCTACATATGCCGAACAGGGGGATTTTAGCTTCTATATATTTGGGTAATAGAAATCTATCAAATCTCTCTTTTTGCATGCAGGGAGTTCCTGTGAAGATATGAGTATCTTCTTCAGGTGATAAATATCGATATGGATCTACATCTTGACCACCTGGCATTACTAATAAATCTACATCTCTTACGTGTTTTTCAAATGGTGAAATTAGAGATACTTCTCCAAATTGTTGCCAAAAGAATAAATATGGTTTAGAAATTCCAAAACTATTCTCCCCTGTAAAATGTCCCACAATGGCGATCTTTTTTATATTATTCATTATTTTTAATTATTTTGTTAATTTGTTTTTTATAAATTGAAGTTTAACTAGAGTTTGTCTTAACTCCGCTTTCATTATAATCGCTGATTCTTCATTTAATAAATCAAAATTCAAATTGTCAATATCTAAACTATCGATTTCCATCTTTATTAACCATAATAAATCTTTCATATCTTTCTAATTATTTGTGACACTTGCCCACGATTTAACTTCGTTTTTGTATGCAACCCAATCTCCTGATTCTACAATAGATTCTTTTGATAAAGGATTTACATAAATATATGTAAAAGCTTTACCCCAAGGAGTATTAATTTCAATTCTATCGTAAAAAGTTGCTTTTTCTCCAGGATAATAACCTTCTAATTGATTTAACCTTTTTAATGTATTTTCATCTACTCCATAAACTTCCATTACAACAGGGGTATTACCATTAGTTTTTAAACCCGGAAATGAACCTAGAGAATGTAGGGTATATTCGGGTTCTGTTGTAAAAGTTCCTTTATATTCTGAATTTGATAAATGATATTGATGATTGTGCATTTTTTTACGTAAACTTCCATAGCATGCTACTAAATATTTATTTTTTTCCATTATGATGTTACTTTTTTATAATTCAAATATTCAATCCAATCTCCACCAATTATAATATTTTCTGAAAGTTGTTTAATATTTGTAAAATACATTACAATTTCACCAAATGGTGATAATATAGTTTCTTTATTACAATCTTGTGGATATTCTTCAAATTCAGGATAATAGTTGTAATGTTTTTCTATTTTATCTACATAAGATTCACTAACTTCCCAAACTTCTACTTTAATAGAATGATTTCCATTAGTTTCAACAACACATTCTTCATCTTCTATACTATACATTGTATAATCAGGTTCTGTTGAATAACTACCAATTAATTTACAAGAAGCTGTACTAAATATATGATTTAAATTACCATCTTTTCTATAATCATCATAAACACCAACTAAAATTTTTTTTTCCATTTGTGACTTTCTTCTAAGTTCTTTTCTTTCTTTTTTTAACTGAGCTTTTGATTTATAACCCTCAGATTGTTTATTAACTTTTCTCATATTTTAATCTTCCAATAAATTATAAAATTTACCTTGAAAATAATACTCGTCCATATAATTATTAGGTATTGTTTCTATTGGTATTTTTTTACATTGTTTTTCTATTTCTTTAGCTCTAATAAGTAATTTTTCAAATATTTCTTTCATAATTTTTTATATTTTTAAAAAGGTATTAATGTTTCATATAATAATATATGTTTAGCTTTTTCCTTACCAAAATTCTTCACTAAATCTGAAGGATCTTTAGATTGGTATTCATCTGGAATAAAACTATCTATTAATCCATATTCTTTAGCAAATTTATCTGCAAATACTCTTCCCCAATTAGGATCTTTATCGAAATCATTATCATATAATAATTCAATTTCTTTAAATCTAGATTCTAATTGTTGAAATATATGTCTTTTTGGTAATACATTTTCAGATTGCATTGCAATTGCTGGTAATTTTAAAATTTCATATAAACACATTACATCTTTTAATGATTTAGTTATAATTAAATTATCTCCAGATTCTGGTAATTGTGTCCAACCTTGCCATACAGAATTATTATGATTATTAATCCATTTATAATTTTCACTAAAAGGTTGATAAATTTTATATGTTTCAATACCATCTTTCATTTCTATAAAGCAATATGCGTATTTATCAGCAGGAAAACAATTATCTCCAATAAATATAAAACTTATTGGTTGTACATTAAAAAATTCCAATGTTTCTTTACCAATACCAAATTGTCTCCAGAATAATACATCGTGTGATTGCCATTCTCTAGCTTTTTTACCTAAACAATAACCTGTGTATTTAGATAACATGTCATCTTTAATAATCCTAACTTTAGATGTATTATCACCACTTTTAGGATATATTTTACAAATGTAATCATCTTGAAGATTAAAATCATTTGCAACTTTACTTAAAGCTTCAAAATATGTTAAACCATCTCTTAATCTTAAAAACTGTATAAAATCACCTTTTCCGAGCTTAAAATCATTAAAACATATTTCATTACCTTCACCAACAAAGAATCCAAAGGAAGCCTTATTTTCCTTTCTAAGAGGTGATAATATTAGTTTACCTAGCATTACTTCATCATCTATATAATGTTGAAATATTTCTAATTCATTAAAATATTTTAAGATTTCAGATTTAGATATTAATTGTTTTTCTTTATTTAAATTAAACATTTATAATTTTTTTAAACGATTATAACATTTTACTGTACGATTCATATCTTCTTCTAATTTATCATAAAAATATCCAGGTTTATATCTACATAATAAATATAAATAATCATTTATAGATTCTTTATATCTTTTTAAAAGTCTTTGTTTTTTTATTAATTTTTTAATATATTTTATCATAACTAATCTTCTATTAAATTATAAAATTTACCTTGAAAATAATATTCATTCATATAATTATTAGGTAATGTTTCTATTGGTATTTTTTTACATTTATTTTCTATTTCTTTAGCTTTAGCAACTAGTTTTTCAAATATTTCTTTCATAATTTTTTAATTTTAGTTAATATTGAGGTTGAGGTCAGACTCGAACTGACAACCTTTTGATTACAATGTTTCTCAATCCCTGCACGACACAGGTGCTTTATCCACTTAAGCTACTCAACCACCAGAGATTAAATCTCTAATTTATTATTACCAAATACTAGTAGTAGTTTTAGTTTCTGCACCTTGAGCATCAGCTTTTGGAGCATCTGCTTCAGGACGTTCTAAAATATCTGTATTAGTTGGTTTCAATCTATCAAAACTAGCATCTTGTTTTTGAATGAAATTAAACATTCTCAAACCTAAATATTTAGATGGTTTCCCAGTATATCCGTAACATACGAATACATCAACTTTTTTACCATCTGAATTTTCTTTAATAACTTTGAATAATGTATTTAATGCATCAACATATCCATTTACTTCAGGATATACAAAATCTTCAGGAACTACCGCATCTGCAATAGATTTAACACGTTGATATGTCATTTGTTGACGTTTATCATCATCTTCTGAATTGATATAAAATCCTTGATTAATTGGTATACCACCTGATTCATCAGATACTATTAATTTATAATCTGGATAACTATCTGGTTCATCAACCTTTCTTTTTTCAACTGTTATATTAACTCCTACAGCTTTACCCGCAACTCCGTTATTAAATACTGCTGACCCTGCTACCTTTTCATTTAGATTAAATGTACTCATCTTCTTTTCGTTTATTTTATTTATTGGCTTATATATATTTTTTTGAATTTTTAAAGAATTCTAACTTATAGAACATTCTTAATTATTCAATAAAAATTTTATCCCAATGTGAGGTAAATTTACCATTTTCATCAGATTCTAGTAATACAATCTCTTGATTTTTAAGATGTTCTGGTCTTGCTCCTACTATAAGATCTTCCGATGATTTAAAGTTTGCAATTGTTTGATTTCCTTTACGGTATATAAATGCAATAGCATCTGCCTTTGCACATAAAATTGCAGGTAATTTTCCCGCTAAATCTAGACATCTTGCAGATCCTTCTTTTCCATCTTTTTCATATAATTTTTCTTTTGTATGACCCGAAACAATTAAAGTTTCACAAAGAGTTTCTAATTCATCTAAAACAATTTGTACAGCATCTTTTAAATATTGCCATCCCGCTCCATTAGGTAGTGTTCTTACATCTGTACCTTGAAAATTTCTACCTACAGTAGTGTTTAAATATAATTTTAAAGCTAATTCTAAAGCATATTTTTCTTCCAACATAGAAACTGTATCTACTGTTATATATTTGTATAAAAATCCTTTATTTTCTTGATTACCTTCTTTAATTTTATTTATTACTGATTTTAAAGCATTAATGGGTGTAATATCATTATCAGATGCTATTTTTAAAACATCTATTTTTAAACCCGTTATAAATCCAGAACCACTTTCTAAATCTAATATTAAATTATTTTCAAGTCGACTAAGACTTTCACTTTTTCCGCATTTTGGATTTCCAAATAATATTAATCTTTTTGGATTTATTTGTTCTGGTTTAATTGGTTTAATTGGTAATTCTATCATCTTCATATCTTTTAAAAGGAGTATTATTTTTTAATTCTCCACACATTCTTTTACCTAATGTTTTATAATTTATTTTATTCATTTCTGCGCATTGTTTAATACTATCATATATTTCACCAGTTTTAACATTAATAATTTTAGTTAATTTAGGCTTTAAATATTCTGTCTCAAGATGTTCTTGATCAATTAATCTATATGGAGTTGTATTTTTTAATTTAGACTTATTACTAAGTCTTTGATGTAAGGTACCAGGATTTAAATTATTATCTCTAGCACAATCATTAATACAACTCCATTCTTTTTTAGTTTCTAAACAAACTACTTTTAATTTAACAGTATTTGTTCGAGTTAAAGGTTTATCTTGAATATCTAAATATCTATAAGAAGTATCATTAATTTTTGTTTCTGTTAATCGAGGTTGTAAATAATTATATTTTAAATTATTAATATTACAACATTCTCTACAGGAATTATAAGTTTCACCAGTCTCAATATTAATTACTTTTCTTGATTTATGTTTAGTATTTGCTAATGATTGTTTCAATCTTGTTTCATTAGAAACAACTTGATTCCTTACTCCTGAAGAACCATCGGTTAAGTTTACTAAATTTCCCAAACCTAAATTCCTTCTACCGTAATAACTAATTAAATTTATTTCAATTTCATTAGCTTCATCTAATGTCAAATTTTCATATAAAATATCAATTTTATATTTTGTTTTGTTTACAATTCTTTTCCAAAAATCAGATCTGTCATATTTGTCTCCAGCTCTTTTATATTTCTTAACTTTACTAATTCCAATATAAAATACTTCGTTAGTATCTAATCTTGTATGTTGATACACATAATAATTTCTTTCCATTTATTAAACCTTTTGTTAGACAACAAAGATAAGGTAAATAAATGACAAAAGCAATTATTCAAAGGTTTATTTTATATTAAAAAATATTATTTTTAGATATTTTTATTTTATATCTTCTATTTTATATTGTAAAAATATACTCATTTGATTTCCAGTATATTTTAACAACATTTCTTTAGTTTTTGGAATTATATTTTTATATACAAAACTATGATCACCATATCCATAAGAACTTCCACCAACATTATTTCTAATACAAGTCATCATAAATTCAAGATAATCTAAATTTCTTGGTTTATGTTTACAAATATCAATAAAGAATTGGTCATTATTAAAACTTCGATTTTTATACCATAATATTCTAATAAAATTAAGTAGTAATAAATTTGAATAATGATTTTTCAATAATTTATATCTAATATAAATTTTATTATCAATTAATACAAATTTACAATTTGTAATTTTATTAATTAAATATACAATTCTTTTACGTTGTTTATCTGTAATTTCAGGTTCAATATATTGATCAATATAAATATAATCTTTAGTTTTAAGGTCTAAAGCTATAACTTTACAATCCTTATCGTGATAATTTGTTTTATTTAAACCATTCCAACAAGCTTGATTATTATTTTGTATTAAGTTATTATTTTGTAAATGAAATACATAACATTCATATCCTCTCATAATTTAATAGTTAAGTTATAAAAAAATCCATTAACAGAACCTCCTTTATAATTCTTAAAATCTGAAGTAGATTTAATTAATGTTTTAGAAGGATTCCAAGAATGACCTTCGCTAAAATAATTACCTGTTTTAATTTGAGAATAAAAATCACAAAAACGTTTTAATTTATTTCTATATTTAGATTTACCATTTTGTAATTTTTCAAAAAATACATCGTGCATTTGAATAGCAGGTGTAACACTTCCTAAATTTTCCCATAATAATCTAATAGTTGCACAAATTAACATATTTTTATATTTATTACGCTGGCATTTAAATTTAAAATATTCATCTGTTATTTCAGCATTTAAATCATACATATCTGAAATATATTGTAAATAAAACATTTTATATTTTATTGTTTTTTCACAATCTAAATTATATAAAGTTATAAAATCTACTGAATTAATCATCGCTCTATAACAATCTTCTTTTTCCAATAATTTTTCAACATTGTTTATTGTATAACTCCAAGTTACAGGACTAGAACTTCCCCAACCATAATCTTTTTTCATTTTTCACTATTTTTTAATATTTTTCATAAATTCATAAACTTCTTTAATTTTAGAATCATTTGGTAAAGGTAATTCTTTGAAATAATTGACAGCTCCATCAAAATATAATGGACAAATAGTTCCCGCTCCTCCATCACGAGATATTATAATTTCAACAAATCTTATATTGTCTTTAAATTTAGTAATATCATAACCTAAATATTCAGGTATTTCGTGTTTAAAAGGATTGAAAATACCAATCATCATATTACAAT